TCCGATCCTTGTGGACGACGCTCTAGCAGTTCAGGCCCGGCTTAGCGACATTAAACTTACTGTCGCGCAAGTCAAATCCATGGCCAAAGACTCAGGAGTGGAGGACACAGATCGTTGTGCTTTACTTGCCAGTTATCATCGGCAAGGTGTACCACCAAAAGCCCCCGTAGTGATGTCTCTCCCCAACTCGATTAGTACATATCAGTTTGAGCCGGAGAGTTTTGAACCAGGTGCGAAGCCAGGGATGCGTCCTTATATGAGCGCGATCATTGATCCGCCATGTGTTCCTGACCAGTGTGCTGCCAACGACCGAGCTAGTATCGACGGGCGCATCAGACAAGTTAAATCTGATGTTGACTTAACCCCTCGAATGGCCGGATACATTGAAGAATTTGCCAGATTAATGGTGCCTGACTCAATGTTACATAAAGCTCACCCTGTTAGCTATGAAGAAGTCCATGCAAGACAAAACCGTCCTTCACAACGCCGCATCTTTAATCAGGCCACTAGTTTAGCTGATAGCACATCATCTGATCAGCCAATCCAGTGTTTCATGAAGAAAGAGTCTTACGATTCGATCAAGGATCCTCGTAATATATCACAAATACCCGGTGTGGAGAAGATTAATTACTCCACCTACACATATGCTTTTGCTGACCACATGCGTACTTTTGTTTGGTATGCTTTCGGACTCGTTCCGTTAGCTATTGCCGAGCGTGTGGCTGCTGTAGCTTCTCGGGCTAAGACTCTTATTCTAACTGATTTTAGTCGCATGGACGGCCGTGTCTCGAAGATCTTTCGTGTTCTAGAGGCAGTAGTAATGCTGAGGTTTTTCGCTAAGATTTACCATGCCGATCTGGCTGAGTTGCAAGCTACTCAACAGAATCGCCGTGGTTTCGCCAAGTTCGGTCAAGAGTTTGATACTTTCTGGTCTCGACTGTCGGGTTCGCCCGAAACCGCTGACTTTAACACAATGGATAATGCTTTTACTGCTTATGTCACTATTCGTGAAACCCCTTTGGCGTGTGGACGATATCCCACTCCTGAGGAAGCTTTTGCGAAATTGGGCATTTATGCAGGAGACGACGGGGTAACTCCCGACGTGGATCCAGTGTTGTATACTAAGAAAGCAGAGGATGTCGGCCAGAAACTCACAGCCGAAGTATTACAACAAGGCGAGCCCGGGGTAAATTTCCTTGCGCGCTACTATTCACCTGAGGTTTGGTGGGGAGACACAAATTCTATGTGCGACTTTCAGCGTCAGATTGGCAAATTACATCTGACTGTCGCACTCCCACCCAGCGTCAGCCCTTTGCAAAAATTAGGAGAGAAATTGGCCGGGTATGCGAGAACGGACTCTTGCACGCCCTTGTTCGGAGAGTTGATCAGTGCCTTTAGTATCTCACAACCTGCTTTGATGCCGAAAGACCTCGGTCTTGGCTTAATGCGCGGTGTAGCAAGTTATTCTTCAATGCACCCCATTAAAGATCAGTACCCTAACAAACGAGCTGATTGGATGAATGATATCATATCCAGTCAACTTCCTTCGTTTGATCGTACGGTTTTTCATGCCTGGTTGGAACGCTGCAAACTGAATGTGGAGGAATTCCTTAAACCTCCCCGCTGTGTTCCACAGCGCGTTTTACCGTTGGATGCTCCTGCACCTGTCGTTGTGAATGGCGACATTGTGGGTAGTAAGGTCAAATCCACGGTTTGTAAGTACTATCTCGCAGGTCGTTGCACATTTGGTGATAAGTGTAAGCAACGACACGAAGGTGAGCCTTTTAAGAGCCACCCATGTCGGGACTTCGCAAAAGGTACGTGTAATCGTGCCGAGTGCAAGTTCTCTCATGCGGAGCCTCCGAAAGGCTCTGCTGCGAAATAGGTACAGCGGACCTTGGGTGTGCTTCGGACACCCAGACGCGTTTACAATTTTGCGCGTTAAATTAAATTGATACTCTCCAATTTAAATCCAAGCATTGTCCCCCCCAATTCGTCGCGTTCATTCCAGCCTAAGTTATGCATTTTCAATTATCCGTTCTCATTGCGTGCGCTTTACCCGATGCGTACT